ACTTTTTACCCACCTCTTCTTTTAAATTGTTAAAATATGAAAGAATTGTCTCATCTGTCTTTATACTTTCATTATTGATCCTCTTGATTTCTGTCTCAAAAGTTTGCTTGAGTTTATTTTGCTCCCCTAAGAGTGCTTTTTTTAATTTTCTATCATCATCTTTGAATTCATGCTTATGGTCATAAACTCTTAGAGTGATTTCTTTGAGTTCTTTATAAATTTTATCCTTAGATTCTAAATATGCATTCTTAAAATCTTTAAAATCAACTTTTTGCTCAAAATCCTTAACTTCAATAGTTTCAATTAACTGAGAAACCCTTGAATCAATAGTATCTTTGATTAAATCAAAGTTAGATTCTACCTTTTTAAAGTCATCATCAATGACTCCAAAGGTTTTCCCAATCCATGAGAAGTCTGGGACCTCATTTACCTCATTAACCCACTTTGGAAAAGTAGGAATGTTGTCATTTACCTCTTCAATCCTTGATTTTAATACATCAAGGTCATTTTCATAATATTTTACTTCAGGAAGAGACTCAATTTCTTCTTTAATTCTTGAAATTTTATTATAAATTAACTCAATATCACCTTCATAGTACCTGACTTCAGGAACTTCAGGGATTTTTTTCTCAATTTCAGATAATTTTACCTCAAATTGCTCATTTTTTGCCTTAAGATCATAAATTTTGTCACTTTTAAGGTCATACTGTGAGAAATTTTCTTGAATTTCTGCAATTTTTTCACTTATTTCACCAATTTCTTCATCATATGACTTAATTTCTGGTATTTTAGGTATATCTTTCCTTACATCATTGACCAATTTAACTAGTTCTTGCCATTCTGGCGCTTTTATGACGTCAATAACTTCTGCAAATGTGTTTCCATCTACATCTTCAATAGTTTCTTCTTCTATTTGAGTCTTATATTCTTCTACTGATGGTAACTCTTTCTCTTCTTCAATAAAGTCTTTATATGAGGGAAGTTCACTATCCTCTAGGTAATCATTTATTGACGGCAAATCCTCTTTCTTAGACATTTTATTAGTGAAATACTTTGGGATTTCTCTCCCTGATGTATTATTTATCTGTATTAGTTTTCTTCAATAATTTTTGAAGTTCTGCTGTTGAACCAATAAACAAAGCATTGTTGACTGTGGTTGGACCTTTACCTACTTTCTCTTCTTCAACATCTTTTAACTTCTGTTGTAGTGTCATCAGTTTATCAGTTGCATCAGCAACATTCTTGATTAACTGACCAGCAACCTCATAAGCTCTTGGCATCTCACTCTCTTGAGCAAGTTCTAAGATGCCATTAATTGCTTCTTGCCCTTTTTCAATAATTGAATATAAGTTACCTCTAGTATATTCATAATCCTTTTCTATATCACCTTTTGTAAGATTAGCAGGTTTCTCTTTATTAGGTGTCACATCTATAATATTATCATCTATCATCAGAACACACTCCCATCAAATCCAAAGTTGTCACCAATATCAATAAAGTCAGCATCTGCTGTCTCAATACCAAATACAGATGCACCAAGCACATGGTTTGTAGGCGTAGTCTTGTCTTGACCTCTCTTGACAGTTAACTTATTACCGTTAACTTTATCAACAAACATCTCCTCATCATCAACAGTAATATACTCTTTTGCAGTAACAGTTGCACCATTTGCAACTGTAATTACAGTTTCTGTGGTATCCACATCTTCTGCAAGTTCTGTCAGAATATTACCATTATAATCTTTGGTTGCTCTTGGAACAACTCTATAAGATACATCTCTAGTGTATGCTTGACCTTCAGTTGTTCTTTGACCAGATATATATCCAACCTGAACCTTCTTAATGACATCACTAGATACATCACTAATTGGTCCATAGAGATTTGTTTTTGCAACAAATCTAATTGTATACACTAATGCTCTTCTGGTGTCAAAATTACCCTCATAATCATCTTCCATTGAAATATTCTCAATCTGAACAGGAACATTTACAACTTCTCTCAAATTCCCAAGAAGTTTGATAGGAAGAGTATATGAAGGTTGAAAATAGGGAAGAATTTGTTCAATAATCTGAAGCATATCATCATTCAATTTTGTCATTATTGACAATTCAAAACCCATATTATATGGAACAGGCATATAGACTTTTTTAGTCTTTGTACCATTATCAGTAACAGGATGAAATGCTTGTGTTTGAGTTGCTTTTCTGCCAGGATCATATTGAAGATCAGTAAACTCAAATGACATTCTAGGAAGAGTCATTAGAACTGATTTTTCTAGATCGGCTTGCTGCTCTAATCTTGCAAGGAATTTTTGAGTAGGACCATATGCAAGAGGAACTTTGATGACGCTAAAAGTGTCGTCATTAGCGTCCTTCTTATGAATCTCAATTCCATTGAAAAGAGATCCAAATGCTATGATTACAGATCTGAAGATTTCATTGTAAAAGTGCTCAAACATTTTATTATTACTTTTCTCTATTTATCAAGGCATACCAAATGGATTATCCTTGCTGAAATCAATTAGTTTATCTGATTCTAATTGAATATTATCATTGTCTGCAAATGGATCATTTGCATCATATGTGTTAACAAGTCTGATAGCAAATGAAGCACCTGACTCAGATCCAACTATATTTTCACCAACAAGGAATGCACCATCAACTATAGAGACCTCAAGAGTGTTGTTTACAGCGTCAAACTCTTTTACTCTTGCAGTAGTTCCTGAACTTGAACCTGTAACGATCTCATTAAAGATATAACTTCCTGTTGCAATACTTGCTGGTGGGGTAGAGAAGGTTAAAGTTGGAATGCTTGTATAACCACTTCCAGGATTGACAATATATGCTTCTGTCACGATACCTGCAGTATTAATAATACCCACACCAGTTGCAGTTATTCCTCCCGTTTGAGGAGCAGAGAATGTAATTGTTGGGTTAGTGGTATAACCAGAACCAGGATTAGTAATTGTGATTTCAGATACACTTGTATTTGTTGCTAATCCAGTGGTTGCTGCTGCTCCACCACCTCCTCCACCTCTGAATACAATTTTAGGTGCAACTGTGTAACCAGAACCAACATTTGAAAGTAAGATTGCTCTGACAGTTCCTCCCTTTGTTCCATCACATCCAACAAAGTCATTAGTTATAGATGCTATACCTACAGCAGTAACTCCTCCTGGAGGAGCAGAAGAAAATCCAACTGTTGGTGGTGTTTTATATCCAGCACCAATATTTGTTATTACTGGAGTAGTTATTCCACCAAATGTTGTAGATGCTGTTCCTGTTGCTGTAATTGATTCACCAATTAGGGTCAAAGTTTGTATATATCCAATTTGTTCAATCTCATCATCAATTGTCTCTACACCAGTATCAAGAACTTCATCTTCATATCTGTAAAGTTGACACTTAAGTGTATAAACATAATTCTTTTGTAATTGATAAAATGGTTGTTCATCCTCAACATAATTTATCTCAAATAATCTATCACCTAGTGGAAAATAAATTAAGTCACCTTCTTTTGGTCTTGTTGCCAGTTCAATATTTGGAATATCTTTAATAAGTGGAGTGATATACCTTTCGTATCTATCTCTAGATACAATTAATGTGAGATCATCTTGCTCATCAATTCCAAATTTTGTCAATAATGTTCCCTGACCCCCATATCCATCATAACTATCAAGATATGCTTCTATAGGATATGCATTATCAAACTCAGATTGAATTACTTCTTTGATGACAGTATTTTTAGTTACATACCTTCTGGGGATGTAATAAATTTCAATCCCATACATCTGTAACTGTTCGTTGACCAGACTTTGTATGAGATTCTGCTCTTGTTTAGAGTTGTTTAGAAAATAAGGATTGAGCATAAAATCAACCTATCATATCCATTGGTGGTAACTCATACTTACTTAACATTTCTGCCTTTATTTCATCAAGTTCTCTTTGGGCATCATCATATAGTTGTCTGCCATTAAACTCAATACCACCAGGAAGTTTTACACCATTAAATTTAATAAGGTTTTGTCCCCATTGTCTTTTAATTAATGAAGTCAAATATCTTTTGAGAAATGGATCATTATATACTCTAGTATAATCATTTGGGTTTAATGATCTATAACACTCAAGAATAATAAACTCACCTTCTTTGATGTTATCATAATCAACATCAAGATACATTCTATCTTGTCTAATATTAAATCTTATTCTTTTATGAGTATTCAGTAGATAATCCATTGTTTCAAGATAACTCATAGATATTGAATAAGAAAGAAGGTCAGTGCTTCCAAAGTAGTATATGTCATTCAAGAACAGTTGGTACTTGAAACTGAACATATTGGAACTACTTGCTGCCTGAGCATCATCATACTTAAATATCCTCTCAATTCCTATAACTTGAGGAGGAATCTGAATATAATTGCTATTCTCATAATAAGCAAAATTTGTAGAATCACCACCAACAGTGGCACTTACTGTTGTTGACGTAATTCCTGTTTGAGTTGTCGCACTGGATGCTCCAGGAGGTCTTGCTTTGCCTCTCTCAATATCTTTTTCAGTGATTTGATATTTTAAAAATGTCTTTTCAACACCATCATAATGTCTCTCTTGAAAATGTTGAATGGCATCATCCATCAAATCTTGAAGTTGTTCTTCAGCGACATTAATTTCTAAGACAGGAGCACCTAACTGTCTTAAGCAATAATCTATAAGTTCTTGTCTTGAAGAAGGTTGTGCCATTATACACTATATCCTTTTTTATATTTAGTTAAACAGAGAGACCTCCCTCCACTATTATATTTCCAGATACCATCTTGTAGACTGTTGATGCTGAACTTACTACATTAATATCATAATAATATCTACCTGGTTTTAAATCAGTTGTTATAGTGTCTGCAAGTGAAACATTGAATTCACCATTAGCAGCACTTGTAATGCCAGAAGTAAATTCTTGAATTCCACCAGAGGATGCTCCAATAGCAACACTTTTTTTCATCTTGGCATGGATTGTATAACCAGATAAATCAAAGGCAGATTTATTTTCTTTATTAACTTTAAAAGTAGATTGAAAGTCAGCACCTTCCAGTATTGTAAGATTTACTCCATATGCAGTATTGGAATCTGGATCAAAAGTAATAGTATTGTTAGCCATTGATTGCTGCCCTTAGCATTGATTTGATTTCATCTAGGTCACCTTTCAGATAATCTACCTTTTGTTCTAGGGAGTCAATTCTTTCTTTATCTGATTGAAGTTTCTCCCTATTTTTTATGTATGCTTCAAACTCATTTTTATTGGTATTTATTAAGGCATTACTTCTTCCATCTCTTGATAGATATTTATTGCCTTCAACTGATTTAAATGTCATGCTAATGCTATTGCTCTTAGGTTTCTAAATTGTGGAACAATTGCCTGATTAGTTGAAGTTCCAATCAATTTAAGTCTAAACGACTTAAATGGTGGCAAATTGTCCATTGTAAACTTGAACTCAGTGAAGTCATTAACAGTTGGTGTTAATGTAAGATTATCATTTTTCTTTATAGGCAGATCAGGTGACCCGTCTGAATTTTCAGGTCTTATAACATTGCCATAAGTGTCAATATTGTTTAAACCTGGAAATGGAGTAAACTTAGTTTCTCTTGCTGGAAGATCTTGATCAATAGCATAGAACATCCTTACATCAGAAGATAATGAAATATAACCATCAATAAACACTTTTAGCGATGTTGCTGGATTTTCAAGAACTATATTTTTTGTAACATAAATCATACTATTTGGATCATTTGAAACACCAGTAACTCTTGGGTCATTGATGAAATCAGTAATTGGGTCATCAATTCTGTTAGATACAAATACTACAGAAGAATGGTTTAAATCAATCATTGGGGATATTCTCTTATCATATGAAATTAAATCCATATTAAGTGAAAATGATTTATTTCCAGGCAAATCATTTAAATGCATTGATTCATTAACATCAGAAGCAATCATTCTCTGATTGTCAAAGTAATTCTTCTTATTAAATTGAATATCTTGGAAACCTTGATCAATATATGAAGTCTCATCTCCACTT